GCTAATATAACAAGAAAAACATCTCAATTACACTATAACAAGAAAAAATTAGCTAATATAACAAATTAAAAAACTAAAATATATGAATTTTGATTACGCACCACATAAATTTCAGCAAGCAGTACATAAATCTTGTGCACCCAACTCACCAAATTTCTGGACAGTAGTATGTGCTGGGAGGCAATCAGGCAAGTCTACACTTGCCAAATTTCAAACTATATTATGGTCAGTAAAGCATCCAAAGAGTCTAACTTGGTATGTAACACCATCTGAGTCTCAATCAAAGGTTGTATTTAGGGATATTGTAATGCAATTAACTCCGCATAATATAATAAAGAATAAGAATCAATCTAAGGGAAATATAATGATTGAATTGCTTAATGGTAGTAGAATTGAGTTTAAATCAGCGGCATCAGAGGATACACTAAGGGGTAGTAGTGTAAATTATATGATACTAGATGAGGCGGCTTTTATAAAACAGAATACAATTGAAGAGATTATTCTACCAACTCTGGCAGCAGCTGGTAAGAAGATACTTGTAATCTCAACACCAAAGGGTAAGAATTTCTTTTATGATTTATGGCTTAGGGGTAGTAATGGTGATAAATCATATAAGAGCTTCAAGTTTAATTCATTTGATAATCCCAAGGCGAATAAGGATTTAATTAATACATTTAAGTTAAGTTTACCAGAGGGAATATTTTCACAGGAGTTTTTAGCTGAATGGGTTGATAGCAATAGTGTATTTAGCAATATATATGAATTATGTGTATTAAATCCAATAAGTGGTCCAATATCAGGTGATAGGTATAATATTGGTATTGATATAGCTCTAAAGAATGACTATTATGTCTTAACTGTAATAAATCAGAAGGGAGAGATGTGTTATATAGATAGGGCAAGGGATATTCAAGTACCAGAGTTGCTTGAGAGGGTAAAGAATGTAAATAAATTATTCAAGCCAAGGGAGATAGTGGTAGAATCAAATAATCAAGGTCTACCAATAATTCAATTATTAAAGAAGGAAATACCCAATATAAAGGAATTTAATACGACACAGGATACCAAGAGTGATATAATAAATCAATTGATAGCAGCCTTTTCAAGTAGGGAGATAAGGTGTCTTAATAGGGATGACTTAAAATTGGAGTTAAATAGCTTTATATTTGAGTATACGACAAGTGGTAAGATAAAGTTTCACGCAAGTACAGGTCACGATGATATGGTAATGTCATTAGCAATAGCTTGGGATAGTTATTTAAAATATAAGTTACAAGGAGGTTATAGTGTATATAGTCCAGATGTAGCACCTATAGTAAAGAAAAGTAGTATAGGTATGTTTTTTGGGGAATATGGTAGTGAAGAGGTATATACTGGAGGTGGTTACTAGAATTACGTAACAAAGTTCGTATAGCTCTGAGAATTACGTAAAAGTTTTTAAAAAGATTAGAGGAATCTCAATTACACTCTAAAGGATAAAAAGTCTCAAATAGTCTTTAATTTTTAGAGAATAATAGTATTTATTAGATAAAAGATAAAATATGTCACAAGAACAATTAAGTCTAACCAATATAATTAATTACTTTGCTGGACTTGCAGCCAATCACAAGCAAATAAATAGTTTTTTTTATGGTCCTAAATGGGATGTAAGTGTATCTGAGACTGCGATATATCCAATAATGCTTGTAATTCCACAGACATCAAAGTTAAGGAAGGATAGTATTGTACTTAGACATAAGATACAAATACTTGACCAAGTAAGCAAGGATGAAACAAATCTTAATGTATTACTTTCAGATAATTTTCAAACGTTATTAGATATCAAGGCATATATTGATAAGGATTTCTTTTATGATATGTTTCCAAGTGATGATTCAGATATGTCACCATACTTTGAGAATTATGATGATGGTCTTGGTGGGTGGTCTATGGATTTGGAATTGCAATTGGATTGGTTGGCTGGGGTGTGTGACATACCTGGTCTGTATCCAAGTGGGGTTACATTTCAAGCAAGTGGCAACTTTTATTCAGTTAATCTTGCACAATATCTTCCATTAGCTGGTGGACAATTAACAGGACCTCTAACAGGAACAACAGCCTATTTTAATGATTATTTTTCAGGAGGTACAGAGTTATCTCAAGTAATATATAATATTGCATCAAGTGTAAAGGGTAATCTTCCATACTTACCACTATCAGGTGGTACATTAACAGGTGCATTAAGTGGTACAACCTATTATGGTGATGGTAGTCATTTAACAGGTATTTCAACAAAATATGTCACAGGATTCACAAATACTAATAATGTATTTACAATAACTGATAATACCAATACTAATTTCAATACTACGTTAAGTACACTAACAGGTCTAACTGTAAATGGTTTATTGAATGTAAGTACTATATCAGCTACAACATATCAAGGATTACCTGTAACAACAGATACCTATGTAACAGGTTTTACATTTACACCTAGTAATTATAATTTAACTATATATCAAAATAATAATGTATCTCCATTAACAACCAATTTAGGTATTATTGGAGTTGATGTAACTGGTGGTACATATAATAGTTCAAATGGTTGTGTTACATTTATTACCAATTCAGGAGGTACATTTACTGTTTGTGGATTCCTAACTGGTTATACAAATACATTTGTAAGTGGATTCACATATGATAATAATAACAATTTAAGTATATATCAAACACAGAATGACCCTACGTTGAAGGTAAATATATCTCAAATGTCAGGTCTAACTGTTAATGGTACACTTAAATCAACAACTATATCGGCTACTACATATCAAAATTTACCATTTAGTGTATTTACAACAGGTACAAGTGGAACATATTCAATAGCTGCAAATAATGGTACAGCTGTATCAACTGGTAATTATTCAGTATCTGAGGGTTATCAAACATCAGCAACAACAAGTTATTCACACGCAGAGGGTCAATCGACATCAGCTGGAGGTTCAGCATCACACGCAGAGGGTTTTTCAACAAAAACAACTGGTAGTTATACACACGCAGAGGGTAGTCAAACATCAGCTGGAGGTTCAGCATCACACGCTGAGGGACAGAATACGACATCAAATGGAACTGGAACACACGCAGAGGGTAATTATACAACAGCAAGTGGCAGTTATAGTCACGCTGAGGGTAGTTTTACTATAGCGAATGCAACTAATGCAAGTCACGCTGAGGGTTATTATACAACAGCAAGTGGTAATCAATCACACGCTGGAGGTGCATATTCTAAGGCATTAGGTATTAATTCATTTGTACACGGTAGTGGAAGTACAGCATCTGGTACAACAACAATTGTATTAGGTGATGGTATTACAGGTGGAAGTGCAAATACTGTATATGTAAACAGTTTAAATATAAAGAATGCACCAACAGGAACAGCTACTAAGATACTTGAAATTGATGTTAATGGTAATGTGATAGCTAATGTAGCAAGTACAGATATACATACAACAGCCTTTACATATACATCAAGTGCGAATACGTTAACTATTTATGATAATTGGGGTAATTCATATAGTACAGCTATTAATAGTATGTCTGGATTGAGTATAACAAATACTCTAAAGGCAAATACAATATCAGCAACTACATATCAAAACTTACCAATTAGCCCATCTTTTTCTGGTTGGACAGGTGGAAGTGTTTCTTATTCTATTGTAGCTAATAATTTAACTGGTAATTTAGCTCTTGCACCCTATACAATAAGTGAGGGTGATGCAACATCAGCTGGTATTAATGCTGGTATTCTTATGACAAGTGTTATAAATCAAATTGGGTTATTCAATTCAAGTTATGGTGATATAACATCTCAATTAAATGTAAATTTAAATTATGGTGTTATTGAGGATACTTCTTATGCTAATTTAGTTGGTAGTATACCAGTTCAATCTGGACCAGTTGGTTTATATTTAGGTGTATCAAGTCTAACAGGTGGTTTTAATATTGGTGATAGTGTAACTTCAACAAGTGGAGGTAATGGACAAGTTTATCAAAATAATACAACAAGTATTTTAATTTATGATAATTCTGGTACATTTAATATTGGTGATACAGTAACTGATAGTAATACATCAGATACATTTGTCATTACAAGTCTTAATTCATTTGTAAATGTATCAAATAGTTTTAGTACAATACCAACACTTGGAACATCATTATTTTATAATACTTTAGGTACTATAATAGATACTAAACCTATTGGTAGTAATTCACACGCTGAGGGGCAATTAACAAGTGCTATTGGTAGTTCTCATTCAGAGGGTCTTAGTACAACAGCAATTGGTGGTTCTCATTCAGAGGGACAAAATACACTTGCTACCAATACATCACACGCTGAAGGTTATGGTACAACGGCACAACAATCAAGTCACGCAGAGGGTCAAAATACAACAGCCTTAGTACAATCACACGCTGAGGGTATTAATACTCAGGCTAATAGTACAGGTCACGCTGAGGGTAATGGAACAACAGCAAATGGTGGTGCATCACACTCAGAGGGTCTTAATACAAAGGCTCTTGGTGCCTACGCACACGCTGAAGGTCAAAGCACAACAGCAAATGGAATAGCAACACATAGTGAGGGTTATAATACAGTAGCTAATAATACTTATTCACACGCTGAAGGTCAACAAACAACAGCATATAATGGTAGTCATTCAGAGGGTTATAATACAACAGCAAGTGGTATATTTTCACACTCAGAGGGTTATTCAACCAAATCATTTGGTAATTATGGTTCACACGCTGGTGGTTATAATTCAATTGCTAGTGGACAAACATCATTTGTTCACGGTTATAATTCAAGAGCAAATGGTGCAACAACAATTGTATTAGGTGATAATTTAACTGGTAATACATCAAATACTGTATATGTAAACAGTTTGAATATTAAAACCCTTACAGGTTCAAGTATTAATTATTTAGGTATAACAAGTGGTGGTACAATAGTAACAGCTTCAACACCAACAAGTGTTTATTCAACTGCTTTTACCAATACTAATAACGTATTTACATTAACTAATAGTACTGGTGGAACTCTAAGTACTACACTTAATACACTTACAGGACTTACAGTTAATGGTAGTCTTTCTGCAACAACAATTTCTGGTGGTACCGAATATATAAATAGACTTCTTGTTAATGCTAGTACTAATAATTTAACAAATCCAGAAAGGTTACTTGTTAATGATGGTGGTACTGGAGGTACTGGTTATAGTAATACTATAGTTGGTATAGCTAGTGTAAATAACTATGCTCAATTAAATATTAATAATCAATATTCTGGTAATAATGCATCTTCAGATGTTGTAGCAACAGCTGATAATGGTAACGAAAGTATCAATTATATTGATATGGGTATTAACTCATCAACATTTAACCAAAATTATGTTGGTGGGGCTAATGATGCATATGTATATTCAACTGGAAATAATTTATATTTAGGTAATATTTCAACAGGAAAAACAGTAAATATATTTGTTGGTGGAAGTAATGTAGCTACAACTGGTAATACAACAACTATTTTTAGTACAGGTAATACTACATCTTATGTTCCTTTTTATACACCTACAATATCAGCTACTACATATTTAAATTTAAATACAAATGCTTGGAGTCCACAAGGTAATTCTGGATTAACCGCTGGTACTTATTTTTTGGGTACTAAAGATAATAATGGTTTAATGTTTAAAACAAATAACCAACAATCTGGTTATATTGATATAACAACAAATAATACATCTTTTGGTGTTGGTACGCTTACAGCAATTACTTCAGCAAATACATATAATGTTGCTATTGGTTATAATGCAGCACAAAATATATCCTCAACTGGCTCTTCTACTGGTTTTCAAAATGTTGCTATTGGTGCAAACGCATTAAAAAACAATATAAATGGTTACTCTAATGTTGCAATTGGATATAACGCATTAACAAGTATGAATAACGGAACTGCTGGAACAAATCAAAACGCTGGACATATTGCAATTGGTGCTTTAGCTATGGCTAATGCAACACCAACTGTTCAATCTATAATAGCTATTGGATATTCAGCATTAGGTGTTGGAGGTGCAACATCTGGTCCAACAATAGCTATTGGTCGTAATGCTTTAAACCAACTTACATCTGGGCAATCAAATATCGCTATTGGGAGTCAAACACTTCAAGCATCTACTGCTGATTTTGCAAATACAGCATTAGGACACACAGTATTTGCAAGTTTAAATGGTGGTTCATATAATACAGCTATGGGTTATCAAGCTGGTAATTTGACAACAACAGGAGGATATAATTTATTTTTAGGTTATGGTTCTGGTTATTATAATACAACAGGTAGTTATAATACTTTTGTTGGAACTACTAATGTAACCAATAATAATGTAACTGGTTCGTATAACACAACTCTTGGTGCTTATATTCCTTTTATGCAAACTGGATTAACCAATTCAATAACTATTGGTTATAACGCATCAGCAACAACAAGTAATACAATTCAATTAGGTAATAGTTCAATTAGTGGATTAACAATTGGAACAGGTGGTTTATCAACTATTGCTCAATCACCAAATCTATATATTAATTCAAGTGGACAAGTATATCAATCAAGTTTAAATCTTGCAAACACATATTGGTCATTATTAGGTAATAGCGGAACAACTGCTGGGACAAACTTTATTGGTACTACTGATGCTAAAGCTTTAATATTTAAAACAAATAATCAAACTTCTGGGATACTTGACCCAGTTGGATATAATGTTGGTTTTGGAACTGGTTCATTAACTGGTTATACTTCCGCTTCGACTTATAATGTTGGTATTGGATATAACGCATTACCAATAACCTCTGGAGGCACTTATAATATTGCAATTGGAGCTAACGCATTATCTATTAACACAGGCGGTTCAAATAATATCGCTATTGGTCAAGGTGCTTTAAAAGTATTTGCACCAAATAATGGTGGTGGTTTAAATATTGCTATTGGACAAAATGCATTAGCTGCTTGGGCACAAGGAACTTCAAATGGTAATACACAAGGTGCTGTTGCTATTGGATATAATTCACAAGCGGCAGCCAACTCTGCAATTGCAAATACTTCTGTTGGTTATAACAGTATGGCTTCATTAACAACTGGTCAATTAAATGCCGCTTTTGGTAGAGGTTCTATGCAAAACTATAATGCACTTTATGGAGCTGCATTTGGAGCAAGTTCATTATCAGCCGCTGCTGGTAACTATAACTCAGCATTTGGTTATGGTTCTGGTACTAATACAACAGGAACAGGTAATAGTTTCTTTGGTGCACAAGCTGGTGGTCAAAATACAAGTGGTAGTTATAATACATTTGTTGGTGCACCAGTTGCTGGTGTTAATCCAAACAATATAGTAGGTTCTTATAATACAACGCTTGGTTATGGTGCTGATACAGCTTATTCGGCCTTAACAAACGCTACAGCAATTGGTTATTCAGCTCAATCATTAACAAGTAATAGCATTCAATTAGGTAACCCAAGTGTAACTGGTCTTACTATAGGTAATGGTGGGTTAGCAACAAGTACAAATTCTGCAAATTTATATTACAATCCATCAACAGGATTGGTAAGTGTAAGTCCAAATAGTTTTACATCATTCTATGTAAGTAAGCCACTTGGACAAACAATTCAAGTTTCATCATTTGCTGGTGGTGCAAGTTACCAATATTATTGGTGGCAATTTACTGGTAATACAACAAATGGTTTATTAAATAGAGGATTTAGTGGTGGAACTAATGGTACAATTACATATACTGGTGCATCTAATACATACTTTGAAGTAGATATTCAAGCAACAGTTACACCACAAGGAGCAACAAGTTTTTACTTTGGATTACTTAAAAATGTAACAGGTTCTACAAATGGACTACCAGCTATTCAATTCCCATCAAGTGGTACAACTAACTATTGGTCAGCAACAACTAATCAATATGGTGGTATAGTGGCAAATGATAGTATTCAATATTGGGGTGTTACATCTGCTAATAATGCTTGGCCAATAGCATCATCAAGTGTAATTCAATTGAATACTGGTGATATACTAGGTCTTGGTATAGCCTTTGCAACAAGTTCAGCTATTCAAGCTACAACAGCTGAAGCAAACATAAAATTAAGACAAATATAACAATTAATTAAAAACAAAAAAAATTATGATTTTACCTTCACAAACAACAGTAACTCTTGCTCCAGCAGCAACAACTGTTACAAAAAATGTTAACATTCAATTTATGAATGATAATTTATCAAGTGTAACCGCACAGGTACAATATGATGATGGAACAATTCAAAATCTTACTCTTTGGAATTCTAATTCAACTCCATCTTATGAATCAGTAGGAAATTGGACACAATCGCAAGCTAATGATAGAGTAGTTTGGTTAGTAACTGGTGGTGTGTTTTAATTTAATATACGTATAAAAAATATCATTATTAGATATTTATTAATAATAAAAAAGAATTAAATTTAAAATATGTCACTAACGATAAATCCCCAAGTAACTGGTATTGACCCAGTATATAATCCTATGTATTTTCAATTAACTAGTAATGATTACAGTTATATTAATTTTAAATACGTATTTAATTTATATTCTGGTACCTCATCAACGGGTAATTTATTAAGTACTATTGCATTAAATCCTAGACCAGATGGTAGTTGTCAATATAATCCAGCAAGAATACTTGAGAGTGTTGTTGGACCAGATAATGGAATAGCTACAATAAGTGCAATTACTCAAAGTAATTCTCAATTTGAACCCTATTCAATTAGTTTTAATGAGCAATATACTGGAGTTAGATTTAATGCTACACAAAATGGTGGAGGTGGATACGTTCAATTTAATACTGTTGGTGATAATCCATTTATATCTGGTGATAGTGTAACAGTAGTTCAAGATGCTGGTTATACATATTCTGGACAAAATGGTACTGGTATGGTGACATATTCAAATGGAAGTTCAGTTACAGTTAATTTACCCTATGGTGGTAGAGGTACAACAAATCAAGGTACTATAAGTTATTCTGATGGTAGAACAATTACATCAAGTGCAAGTACATATAGTGCATATACATTTAATGGTGTACTTCAATATACACAATATCCAAGTTGGAATCCAGCAACTTATACTATGTCTGAAACAACAACATCATATAGTGGAAAGTTTTTAACTGACCAACCCAGAACACCAGGCACCCTAGTACGTAATCTAACCGATTATGGTACTCTTTCATTTATGATGAATGGTACCAATTTTAGTTCTGGTGGAAAGAGTATTGAAGTGGTTTATCGTATTACAGATATTTATGGTAATTTAGTTCAAAAAACACAAACTTTTTCAACACCAATAACTAATATTGTGCATATACCAGCTGGACCAGCTAATATAAATTTAATGTTTTCTGGTAATCCAATTAATACTAATACTTCTAATTATACTATTAGTCTTTATGAAAATAATCCTCCATTATTTCATAGTTCATATATATCTGAATATGTAAGATATAATTTTGATACTAATTGTAGTAAATATCAAACTGTAAGACTTCAATTTATGAATCCTTATGGAGCTTGGGATTATATTAATTTTAATATGATTTCAAGAGAGTTTGTTAATCTTACCAATAGAGGACAATATAAGGCTCAATTACCTATGAATTATTCAGTTGGTTTTAGAGAAAGAACTCAATTAGATATTTCAGGTAATTATACTTATTTAGTTAATAGTGAATGGCTTGATAATACACAAGCAATATGGATGCAAGAATTGCTAACAAGTCCATATGTAAATATAATTAATTCTGATGGTAGTTATTGGCCAGTAAATATTCAAGAAATGTCAATTGAAATTCACAAACAAATAAACGATAAAATGTTTATGTATTCGTTCAATTTGGATACTGCATATGATATAAATTCCCAAAGACCTTGATATATGAATAGTAAAATAGAGTTAATAGTTCTTGGAACAAGTGGTAGTACAGCAAATGGTATTATTGATTTATATAGTGATGAACCAATTGAATTAAGTATATCTTGTGCTGATATATCTGATATTACACAAAGAAAGACTCCATTTACTAAATCTTTTATTGTACCTGGTACATCCAACAATAACGTCCTATTCAACTACATATTTGAGATTGGTGAACAATCAGCATTCAATCCAGCTAAAAAAACACCTTGTCAATTAACTGTTGATAGTATTCCAGTAGTAACTGGTAATCTTCAATTAACAGGGATTCAAAATGATGACCAAAAAAATATAAGTTATCAAGTAACTATTTTTGGTGATACTGAAGACTTGGTAGATGCAGTAGGTGCAAATTTAATAAGTGATTTAAATTATACCGATTTAAATCACGTATGGAATTTAACTAATATAATGAATAGTTGGACTGGTACTTCACAACCCTATTTTTATCCACTTATTGATTATGGTTATGATTTGAATTTATATGATATGCAACACACAGGTGTTGGTATTCAACAATTATATCCAGCTATTCAAGCAAAGCAAGTTTGGGATAGAATATTTAAATCAGCTGGTTATACTTATTCAAGTACATTTTTAAATAGCACATATTTTAAGAATTTATATTTACCATTTAATGGAAATACTGATGGACAATTAACACCATCATATATTAATAATTTTAAATTTAATGCTGTTACAACTGGTACAACAACTATAAGTTATCCTTTAACTGAACCACAAGGTTTTTTTGGATTTAAAGAAGTTTACGATTTAACTAATTATAATATTAATGTTAATTTTAATAGTACTTCAATAAATAATGGTTTCGATAATGGAAATAATTATAATACTTCAACATTTAAATATACCGTACCTAGTAATAGTATTCAACAATTTAATGTTAAATTAATTTATAATTTCACACATTCTGGTAGTACAACTATTAATAATACTAATGGTGTAGTGTATACAGTCTTTCAAAGAAGTGGATGGCCAGGATATCAATTCGCCTTCCCAGGTCAAAAACTACCAAATCCACTTCCATTAAATCAAACTCTTGAGCTTGATTTTACATCTCCAATTTTAAATGGAAATATTGGAACTCCTTATGAACCAGCACAATCTGGTGAGACTTTTTGGGTAACATTTTCAACAGCTGGTAAGGTTAATTTTCAAGATAATAGTGCTAACTATTATTTGAGAATGAATATACTAAGTGGTGGTACAATTTCTGGTGTAACAAATTATACTAGTTTTTATAACACACCACCAAATTCTTTAGTACCAAATACACTTTTACCAATACAAAGTATGGTACCTCAAAATGTCAAACAAATTGATTATTTGAATAGTATCATAACTATGCATAATTTATATATTGTTAGTGACCCTAATAATATAAAAAATTTATTAATTGAACCTAGAGATACATTTTATTCAACTGGTGCAACAAAAAATTGGTCTAGTAAATTAGATTTAACTACACCAATACAAACTAGTTTATTATCTGAACAACAAAGTAAACGTATTATATTTAGTTATACACCAGATAATGACTACTTCAATAGTGATTATACTAATAATACAAAGCATATATTTGGTGATGAATATGTAACTATTAATAATGATTTTGTTAAAGACGACCAAAATATAAATGTAATATTTAGTCCAACACCTAGTTCACCAGTATTTGATTCTATACCTCAATTTTTACCTACATCAAGCGGTAATACTGGTGTATTTGTAAATGATTTTATTATACCTAAAATTGGTAAGATAAGTTCTAATAATCAATTTGGTAGTACTAATTTTAATATTAGAATTCTTCAAAAGAACCCAAGTAATACACTTTCATTAGCAAGTAATGAATATTGGAATGTTACTGGTTATACATCTGTTGGTAATTTGACATCTCAAACATTTACAACATATCCATATTTAGGTATGCTTGACCATCCATTTAGTAGTACAACTGATATTGCATTTGGACAAGTAGCTTATGAGTATTATTCTTTACCAAGTATTACAAGTAACAATCTTGTAAATGCTTATTATACCAATTATTTAAATCAAATAATTGACCCAAATGGTAAAATTATTACTGCTAATTTTTACTTAACTCCAGCAGATATTCAGAACTTCAAGTTCTCAGATAATATATTTGTTGATGGACTTGGTAGTGATGGAATGGGTGAATACTTTATAGTTAATAGTATTACATATACACCAACAGCAAATCAAACAAGTGTTGTTGAATTGATTAAAGTACCTAATGAACAAGTAAGTATTACAAATAATTCAATAGCAACTAAGGGAAATAAAATACTTCAATCAGTAACTCTTGGTGGTGCTAGTACACTTTCAACTCAAGTAATTGGTGTTGGTCCTAATGTAAGTATTGGTCAAGCAAGTAATGGAACAGTAGCTATGGGTAGTAATCTAATAGTTAATGGTAGTTCTAAATCTACTCTAATGATGGGTAGTAATTCTTCAGTAGGTGCTGGTTCTAGTAATTTAATTGCTTTAGGTAATAATAATTCAATAGGTGCTGCATTAAATAATGGTAGTGTTATAGGTAATAATATTACAGTTGGTGCAACCAATAATAATATTTATAATTTTGGTGATTATAATGTCTATAATGATTCAGTAACTAACACAGCTGTATTTGGTAATAATAACCAAGTTACATCAGCTGCAACAAATTCTTTTATTATAGGTAGCAATATTACAGCTACTACATCTGCTACAACTTATGTAAATAATTTAGTAGTTTCAACTGGAAGTAGTGTTAATTATATTCCAATTAATACTATACTTACTGGAGCTACACTTTGGTCAAGTACAGGAAGTACATCAGGTACATTTCAAAATAATGGTCAAGGTAACATAGCTAGTGGAGCATTTTCATTATCATTTGGACAAGGTAGTATAGCAAGTGGACAAGGTAGTTTTGCTGGTGGAGATTCAACAGCAAGTGGTCCATATTCAACAGCACTTGGTGATTCTTGTGTTGCAAGCGGATATGGTAGTGTTGCTATGGGTGAAACAAGTAGTGCAACTACAGGTATTGCAATTGGATATAAAAATCTAACCACAGGTACTTGGGGAATAACTATGGGTCAAGGTAATAAGGCTACAGGTTATTATACTATAGCTATGGGACAAGGTAGTGAAGCAACTGGTGATTATAGTGTAGCTATTGGAACTGGTGTATCAGGTCATTCTGGTAGTACTATTGTAATTGGAACTAATAGTGTAGCTACTAAATATAGTTCAATTAGTATTGGTAATACCAATCAAGTATTTGGACAATCAGCAATAGCAATACAAAATGATAATACAGCTGGTGGTGATTATTCCTTTGCAAGTGGATATGGAGTAAGTGCAACAAGATATGGTGAATTTAAGAGGTCAACTGACCCTATTACATTTAATAGTTATGGTAGTGTTCAAGCATTTTCATATACAACAAATGCAACACCAACTGAAGCCTTTTTAGATAATGGAGTTGCTAATCAAAGATTTACAATACTAGATGGTACAGGAGTTAGAGTTGCAATAACAGCAGTAGCTATTGTTGCATCAAATTTCCCATATACTGCTGTAACTGCAACAAAAGAATGGTCAGGAACAGTATTGGTAAAGAATAATGGTGGTACGGTAAGTATTATTGGTAGTCCTAGTTTAACATCAGCATTTGGTGAAGCAGCATTATCAACTGCAAGTATTTCGGTATCAGCTGATAATACAAATCGAAGTCTTAAGATAAGTGTAACTGGAGTAGCTGGAACAAATATACTATGGAATATACTTCTTAATTATATTGAGTCTAGTAGTTCTTAATAAATAATAAAGTATAGTATTTAATATTATGGAAATCCAATATTATATAACAAATCAAAGATTACAAGATTTTTGTATTGAAGTTAAGGAAGATTTAAAAAAGAGACTTAAGAGTGCTGGTCACGTAAAAACTGGTCATTTATTAAATTCAATTAGCATTAATTATAAACAAACTAATATTGGTTTTGAATTAGATTTTGGTGGTCTAGATTATTTAAAGTATCTTGAAAGGGGTTCTTTTCTGGAAAAATTTATACTTGATACTAATATTAAATTTAAATCGATACTATCAGATAGTATAAAAAAAGACATAATTAATTCAATTAAATCATCAATATAATGGCACAAGATTTTGAAATAAATGGTAAAATAAATATAGAAACTGGTGACGCTGAGACAAAAATACCTAATGTCAAAAAGGAAATTAGGGAATTATCTCAAGTTGCTAGGGAGGGTGGTGATGCTCTTGGTGGAATGGGTTCTGCTCTTGGTGAGACTGGAGAGGCTCTTAAATTGGCATATGGTGCATCAAAATTGCTTAAGGGTGGCATTCTTGAATTGGGTGAAGCTATTCTTGCAAATCCAATATTTTTATTAGCTGGTGCTGTAGCAGCAGTTGTTGTTGCTTTTAATGAATTATCAAAAGAAAATAAAGAATTAAATAAATCAGTTGAGGATGGAAATAAATCTCTTGAAAAGTTTTCAGATGATATTGAGGAAATAAAAAATAAAGCTATTGAAAGTGCTGAAGAATTGGCAGTACTTAATGGTACTATGTCAGAATTTACAGCTGCTAGTAATAAGGGAGATAGAGAAAGAATTAAAAGTAAGCAAGAATTAACAAAAAAATATTCAGAAGAAGTTGATAAACAAAATGAAATAATTCAAAAGGCTACTGAAGGGTTTTATTTTTCAGATGATGACCAAGAAAAAGTTAAAGAAGCTAATTCTAATTTAATTAAATTAAGACAAGAATTAAATGAAGGTCTTCAATCTCTTGATGAGAAGTCTAATAATGAAGCTAAAATTGCTAAGAAAAAAGAGGATGATGAAGAAGCTAAAAAGGAAAAAGAAAAGCACGATAAAGAATTAAGAAATTATCAAGAATTTCTTAAAAAGAAACTTGGTATTATTGAAAAGAATGATGAGGCTACAATACTTAGAACTAAAAAAGATACTAAGGAAGAATTAGAGGCACAAGAAAAGAAATTAGATGATAATAGTAATTTTTACAAACAATACGGTAAAGCACTTGATATGTCTCAAGATGAAATAAATGCTATTATTAATGAAAATAATGCTAAAAAAGAACAACTCGAAGTAGCTTATCAAGATAAATTAAAGAAATTACAAGACGAACAAGATAAAGAAACTGAAACTTATTATAAAAAGGTTGCTGAAGATGCAAGAAAAGCACAAGATGAACTACTTCAACAAAAGATAGATGCTGATGAAAAAGAAGTTAAGGCTGATGAAAAAACTAAGGATGATAGTTTTGATAGACTTCAAAAATATGTTGATGCTGAAATACAATTAGAAAACGATAAATATGCTAAATTAGTAGCTATGGGTAAGGCAGATGAGGCTGCTAAACAAGCTCACGAAGATACTCTTACCAGTATTCAAGATAAGGCTACTAAAGATAGACAAAAGATAATGGATGTAGAATTTAAGGCTGCTACAGACTTAGTTAATGGTCTTGGTAGTCTTGGTGATATATTATCAAGTAATTCAGCTGAATCAGCTAAAATACAAAAAGGTATTGCTCTTGCTCAAATTGGAGTTGATACTGCTAAAGCTATTAGTGGTTTAGTTGCAGCAGCTAATGAAAATCCATTAAATGGACCATCATTTGGTGCTGCTGGTATTGCTCAATATGCTGCTGGTATTACTAGTATTTTAACTAACGTAGCTAAGGCTAAACAATTATTGAATACTCCTACTTCAACTCCTACAGCTTCAAGTTTTAGTCCAGCAACTATGCCTAGTACTCAATCAGTAAGTAATAAAATGTTTATGGCACCTCAATTACAACAAATTGGTAATCAAGCTAACATTCAAGCTAATACTAATGCTTCAGCTACATTTAAAGGTACAAGTTCTTCAAGTCAACCAATTAAGGCTTATGTAGTATCTTCAGATTTAACTAAACAACAAAATGCAGATGCTACTCTTAGCAGAAGAGCTAGCTTTGGTAATTAATATTTACAATAAAAGAATATAAACGATATTTAACATATATGAAATTAAATTATAAAATACCTAAAAATTGGTCAGATATAACTCTAGGTCAATATATTGCACTTAAAACTCTTAATGATAATAAGTTAAAAATTAGTCAAGAAGAGTTTTTATTTAATTATATTAGTATTTTATTGAGAATATATTTAAAGGATGTCAGAGAATTTCCTATTAATAAAATACAACATATTGTTAGAGAATTACAACCATTTCAAGATATTCAATTAACAATAACACCTCAAAGAATATTTGAATATGAAGATAGATTCTTTGTAGCAGAATTTAGCTTTGAGAATGCCACTTTTGGTCAATATATTGATTTAAATATGTATAAAGACTTAAGTGATGATTATTGGGAATATGCACATAAAATAGCAAGTTCTTTTATTAGAGAAGCCTATCCAAAAAATAAGGCATTATTAAAGGCTAAAAGACTTCTTGGTTATAAACCAAAATTATCAGATTTTTTAATTGAAAAGTATGATTCAATTAAGGCAAATGCTAATGCTGAAATATATAAGAGTGAAATGGGAATGGATTTAATTTATACAGCTCTTAGTTTTTTTTTGATTTGGAAAGAAAAATCAAAGACAACTATGCTGGATTATTCCAAGAAACAAGAACAGGAGATGATAACAACTTAAATAGATTTCAAGAATTTGCTAAAAAATGGAATTGGTATTCAGTTCTTTTAGATTTAGCAAATGGAGATATAAGAATACTTGATGAAATTGCAGAACTTAATTTTTATGTTGTTTTCAATCATCTAAGTTATGAAAAAGAAAAGAATGATTTAAATAAAAGATAATTATGGAAAAGAAACTACCAGTATATAAATTAGAAGTATCAGAATGTGGTGATGGAACTTGCCCTACTGAAACTAATTTTATTAGTCTTGTTGAAACACCAGCTATTGAAGAAAACTTTATTGCTTTCTCAGCTAATTCAACTAAAAAACCCTATCAATTTAAAATTGAAAACTCTGCTAAACGTATGCTTGTTGGTCCGCTTATGATAGCTGACCTTCCAATTTATCGTAGAAATCCAGATACTGGAGAAGAATACTACGTCACTTTTGATGCTCAAGCTATTGAAAATTGTGTAAAGAACTTCTCTAAAAAAGCCTATAATAACAATATAAATCTAGAACACGATGCTCCAGTTGATAATGCTTATTTACTTGAATCTTGGATTGTAACTGACCCAAATAATGATAAAAGCAAAGCCTACGGTTTTAAAAATATAACTAAGGGTTCTTGGTTTGGTACTGTATATGTACCTAATGAAGAATTATGGTCAGAATATGTAAAGACAGGTAAAGTTAAGGGATTTAGTGTTGAAGGAACATACGCACAATCTACTCAACCAATAGAGTATTTTACATCTCAAGCAACATTAAGTAAAGAAAAAGAACCTAATTTAACTAAAGAAGAAGAAGAGATTCTTGATTATTTAGTTAACTTATTGGGAATTAATGAAAAATAAATTAAAAAATTCGTCTAATGACGATATTTAACCATAACGTAAAATTTTAAAATAATTAAAATGATGAAAAAAGAAAAAACAATCAAACAACTTTTCGCAGAAATTTTAGCTCTTACTAAAAAAGAAGCTTTCTTTGATGCTAAGTTAAGTGATGGTTCAATCGTCAGAACAGATGATGAAGCAATTAAACAAGGAAGTAAGTTAACGCTTATCTCTGAGGATGGTGTTGTAAGTCCAGTTGCTGATGGTGACTATACACTTGAAGATGGTACTAAGATTACCGTTAAGTCTGGTGTTGTTGAAGCTATTGTTGCTGCTGAAGCTACAACATCTGAAGATGCAAGTGTTGCTGATGCAACAACTGTTAATCCTACAGTAGATGCTCCAGCTGTTATGGCTGATACAACTGCACCAACCGAAGCACCAGCTGAGACATCAGCACCAGCAGAAGGTGATTTAGCTCAATTACTTGAAATTCTAAAGAATTTAACTGATAGAGTTGCTTCATTAGAAGAAGAAATTAAAGGTACAAAAATGTCAGTTGAAAAGATGGCTGCTGCACCTGCTGCAAAGGCATTTAATTCTAATTCTGGTAATAAGGAAACTATTGGTGATTATTTAGCTAAATATAAGGCTGAACATCAAGCTAAACAAAAGGCAAATCTTGAAAGAGTAACTAAGTTTAAGTCTGAAGTTGTTAAACCAGATGCTCAAAAATTCTCAGCAACACCTAAAAATGTAACTGAAAAACCTAATAATAAAAACTTATTTGATTTTGGATTCGGTAAGAGTTCAATTTCTAATGGATAATATAAAATTTAAATAAAAAAACTAAAAAACTATGGCATTAAATTTAGCCGCATTAACAAGTTACGTTGACCAATTGAGTCAACCACTTATCAGTAAAGCTGTGCTTGAAGCACAAACTGCAAAGTATATCGACATCTTCCAAGGTGTAAAGTATGCTGACGCTATTAACATCTTGGATATTAATCCATATGTAGTACAAGCTAACAACCAAGCAAACCAAGGTTTCCAAGATTCAGGTACAACTGTATTGACTCAAGTAAACGTAGTAGCTTGTCCTTTGAAAATCCAAAACTCTTTCGTATTGGAAGGTATTGGTGGATTGGAACAAGTATGGTATGGTATGCTTATGAAAGCTGGTAGTTATCAAGAAAGTGCACCTGCATTTGAAGAAGCTTTTATGGCACAATTGATGAAGTATACTTCACAAGCAACTGACTACACTCTTTGGTTAGGTTCTTATAACCCTGCAACAGCTGGTTGGAACGGTAACGCTCACACAGGTGATACTGCTGGTACTTCTGGTTACCTAGGTGGTTGTCAAGGTATCCTTTATAACTTATTTAACGTACCTTCAAACTCTGGTGCTACTTATGTAACTTATTCTGGTGCTCCAACTGTTGGAACTATCTATAACATCATCGATTCTATTGTTGGTGCATTACCTTCAAATATGCTTATGTTGCCTAATATCTCTATTTGGTGTAATCCAATTTATGTTGATATGTACAAGAGAGCATTAATTAATAACAACAACTTCCATTACTTTACTCAAGGTTCTGAAGCTACTTCAGATTTGAACATCCAAATCCCAGGTCGTTCTAATATCCATTTGAGAGGAACCCCAGGTCTTGCTGGTGCTTCTGGTAACGGTTACCAAGGTTTCATCTGTTCAAACGATGATAATTTGGTTATGGCAACTGACTTGTTGAATGACTATGAGAAAACAACTATTTGGTTCTCTAATGACTTCGACCAATTAAGAGCTACAACTAAATTTAAAGTTGGTGGTGCAGTTAAATTCCCTTCTCAAGTAGTAGTATACTAAGAAATAAAAAAATAAAATAATAAAATGGGCTGGTCAAATGGCCAGCCCTTTTTATAATAGATAATATTAAAACTAAAAAATAAAAAAATATGGCAAGTTGTCAATTAACAAGCGGTTTAGCTCTTCCTTGCAAGAATTTTATGCCTGGTGTTAGAAGAATTTTTATTGCAAACTTTTACACAGGTTCAACTTCTACAACTGAGAACGTAACCTATACACTTAATTCTAGTAATCAGATTACTGGTATGACAGTTACAACTGGAAAATTCTATACTTTTGACCTTACCAAAGAGGCTGCTGAAGTACAAGATTCAATCCATTCAAATCCACAAAATGGACTTACATCATATGAATCTAACATTAATGTATATTTGAGTCAATACTCAACTTCAGTTAGAAATCAAATGGTGTTATTAGCAAACTCTAAACTATTAATTATCGTTGAAGATAGAAATGGTCAATATTTCCTATATGGAACTGATGGTACAGGAACTGCTCCATCATCTTCAAATGGTGTTGATATGACTGAATCTACAGCAACAACTGGTAAAGCATATGGTGCTGACCCTAACGGTTACAACTTGGTGTTCAACGCTATAGAGAGAGTACCAGCACTTGAAGTATTGGGTACGGTTATTACAAGTATAACTGCTTAATAATCAAATTATAATTATTATAAAAAGGGATAGGTATTACCTATCCTTTTTTGTTATCATTTACAATAAAATATAAATTAAGATATTTATCAATATGATACAAATAAAACAAAATACTAGTAATGATGTTGTACTTGATTTAACTTGTAATAGTAGTTTATACATTTATTCTTCAATTACACCTTATTTTTTATTTGAGTTTATTAATGAGTCTACCAATAATATAATATACTTTGTTTCAGATAATGTAGCTCCATTATCAGCTAGAAGTAGATATGATGAGTTCAGTATAATTGAAACGGGTAGTACTTCAACTAATTATACTGCTGGTACAATTACAATTTCAAATGGTAATTTCAGTAAATATAATGTATATCAACAAGTTAATCAATATAACCTTGACCCACTTCAAACTAATGGAATAGTAAGTACTGGTCTTGTGTTTTATACACCAAATACTAGTAATGGTTATACTACATTTACTAGTAATAATAACAACAATATATTCTTTAAAAATTATTAAAAATGGATGAAATAAACGAATTTAATGCGTTAATACAAGCACAACAAAGTGGATTTAAAGAAGGTAGTAGCCTTCAATCATTCAACTTTGCAACATATAATGTACCTATTTTCAAAGAAAAATTATATAAGAAATGGGTAAACGCTGGTCAAGATAATCTTTGGCCAAATTATCTTGTTGATAAAATGAATAAATGTGCAATACATAATGCAATCCTTGAGTCTAAAGTTAAACAAATTATTGGTGAAGGACTTCAAGTTGAAGACTCTCAAGATAAGGACCAATTAGCTCAAGTACATCAATTCCTTAAAAAAATTAATATAAAAAAATTAATTAGACGTATTGCTTTTGATTATGAGTTATTTGGTTACTTTTTTATTGGTATTACTTGGTCAAATGACAGGACTAAAATAGCTAATATTTATCACGTTGATGCTAGTACTATCAGATGTGGTGTTCCAAATAAAGAAACAAGAGAAATTGAAAACTTTTGGTATTCTGAGGATTGGACTCAATTTAAAAAGAAAGACTTTGAACCTGAAGAAATTCCTGTATTTGACCCATCAAATAGAATTGAACCTAATTGCCTTTTAATGGTTAGAGGATACAGACCAAACACAAGGTTTTATAATTTACCAACTTATGTAGGTGCACTTAATGCAATTGAGTTGAACTATGAAATTGGTAGTTATATGCTTAATAGTATTAAAAATGGTCTATCACCGTCTATGAATATCTCTTTCAATAATGGTAATCCATCAGATGAAGAAAAAGAAGTAGTTTATAAATCAATAAGAAATCTATATAGTGGAAGTAATAATGCAGGTAAATTTATCTTATCGTTCAACCAAAGCAAGGATAATGCAACAACAGTTGAACCTATTGAAACAGGTAATATGTCTGAAATTTATTCAAAATTATCTGAATTCTGTCAAAACGAAATTGTAAGAGGTCATAGACTTCCTAACCCTGTTTTAGCTGGTATCAGCGTACCAGGTCAACTCGGCCTAACCAACGAACTTGTTCAAGCATCAGAATTATTCTATAATCAAGTTATCGCACCAGTTCAATTATTAATTGAAGAGACTATTCACGATTTGCTTGAAATTAATGGTTTCACTCTAAGAACCTTTATCAAGGACTCTAATCCAATTAGCTTTACATATCAAGATAGTTCTTTAATGAATATACTGACTATTAATGAATTACGTCAAAGAATTGGTATGCCACCATTATCTGAAAAGGATAAGGAAAATTTACCAGCTCTTATGAAGGGTGGTTCTGCTGGTCAAAAACAACCTATGATGCCTGTTAAACCAAAAACAGCTGGTATGTCAAATGAGGATGAGGATGAGGATGATGTAAAAACAAATGATATACTTAGGAATTTAACTGGAAGACAATATCAAGGACTAATGAGGATTATGAAACAAGTAAGTAATGGTAAATTAACTAAACAACAAGGTGGAATTATGATGAAGTCAGCCTACGGTTTAGATGATGAACAAGTTGAAGTATTTCTTAGGGATGAAGATGAAGAAATGTCTCTCATACCAGGTACACCCTACATCAATCAAACACCAGATAACAAGAAAAAATTAATTAAATAATTATGTATTTTACACAAAATATTTATACGCCTGCTCCAAGTAATATATTTTTTATAGACCCAGTTTATTTAAAAAATGCTACTTCTCTGAATGCTAACGTTGATGATAAGTTGGTTTATGAGGCTATTCAAACAGCACAAGATATGTATATTCTTCCAATACTTGGAAGTACATTATATAAAGAAATTCAATTTCAAATATCTGGTGGAACTATTTCAACATCTCAAAATATTAACTATTATTATTTATTAACATCATTCCTTCAACCTACATTAGCTTCTGCAACTATGCTTCATTTATTACCTTTTATTGGTTATCAATTTAAGAATAAGGGTGTAGTTACTCAACATTCAGATTATTCTGATACAGCTAGTAGAGCTGATATAGAATGGATAATGGAAAAATATAGAGAAAAAGCAGCATTCTACGCACAAAGAACCATTCAATATATGCTTGATAATACAACCATATTCCCTGAATGGCTTAACCCACAATTATACAATACATCATCTGGAGCTGACTTATTCTATCCAGAATCAAGTTCTTATAACTGTGGAATATTCCTTGAAGGTCTTACTTCAAATTCACCTAATAATGAATTTAGAGGATGGGGCCTTGATATCCAGCAATTTAATGATTTAAGAAATAACCAATAATGTTTTATATTAAAAAAATAACTATGGCAGTACAACATCATCATAATATGTTAGATACAATAAATAATATAGGTCAAGTAGGTACAGCAACTGGTACGGCAATCTGGCTTGAGGTAAATCATTTTAATGAGTTATTAACTACAATTAGTTTGATTGGTGCAATAGCTTTCACAATATATAAGTTTATAAGTGTTTATAAACGTAATCAAAAATATAAATAAAATGAAAAATATAATTGATAGAATAATGGCTCCAACTCCTAAATTATGGAGAAGAATTGGAACAGCAATTGGAACTCTTGGTGGTAGTATTACAGGTGTTGCAATTTTTGCTAGTAATCATACTTTAGCAATATTTGCTGGAATATGTACTGTAGTTGGTCCCTTTTTAACAAACCTTGCCGTTGAAGACCCTAAAGATAATACTTAAGTTTTCATCCAACTTATTTATTATTAATAAAAAAGAGCCTTTTTTAAGGGCTCTTTTTCTTTTAACACTAGGTCTAACATCTGGAAACAATAACAATAACAATAACCACCTAGTATATATAAATATATGAAACTTTATTATTTTGTAAATAATATTAAAAATTATCTGGTTTAAAATCAAAACCAAAATCCATACTATTATTAATATTTTTAGCTATTCTAAGAGCTTCTTCTTTTTCTTTTTCTTTTTTTATTTTAAGTCTAATATATCCTGTTAAATTAAGACTATGTTTATTCTTAGGTAAATCAGTTTCTTTCAAATAAATAAAATCACTAGTATCTTCTTTTCTGAATGCTACAATAAGACCATCTTCTTTTTTAAATAGAATATTACCATCTTCACTTGTCCATTCTTCAACAAGTGAAATAAATGAATAAGTCTTTGTAATTCTTAGTTTATTATCCAATACAATTTGTTTTATGACCTCTAAATCTATTTGTTGAGGACTAATACCATAAGTATGATTTAACTCTTGTAGAGTGGTTATAATGCGTATTGTGAGTTCACCTCTAACAGCAATTATCTCTAAAGTATTTTTATTAAAACTAATATTAATTGAATAGTTTTTCATCTTGAATATCTGGATTTATTTGAACATCATTATTGCTTATATCAATAAAGGGTATATGATTCTCTTTTTCGTATAGCATATTATTTAATAGGTTTATTTTATCAGTACTATTAGCAATTATATTTAAATGCTTTCTGATTTCAATTTGTATTTGTTTTATTGTCATTTTTGATAGGTTTTATATAGCTCTTCTCTGATGTAATTATCTTGAGATTCAAGTTTATTTTTCCATTTTGTTGCATCAATATTTGATAGAGTTGAAAGAAGTATTGATGTATCGTAGATTATTAAGTCTATTTTATTTCTTACTTCGTAGGCTTTTTCATATTCTTCTTGATTGGAATATGAAACTAATTTTTGATTTTCAGTTACTAAAAAATCAGAAATTTCTGAGATTGTTTGTTCTAGTAGTATTGTCATAATTTAATTGTTTTATTATAAATATTACGTTTTTAGTAAAAGTTCAAAAATTAATATGTAAAGATTGACATACTTTCATTAGGATATTGAGATGGTTGTCCTTGGGAATAAAAAGTACCATCAATAAAAACGGTAAAATTATATTGTAAAAAACCACAAATAATAATATTATCACCTTTTTTTATATTAACGCTATAACTAGTTGTATTAGTTTCTTTTGGGGACCAAAGAATAGGATTATTAGTATTATTGATATAAATACTTAAAACCTCATTATTTGGTGAGGCAAGTGTATTACAATTAATGGTCATAATATGATTAGGTTGTGCCATTTCTTGTTTTGTACAAGATGTTAATGCTAAAATTGCAATTGCGATAATAATTAGAGTTTTCATAGTTTTTCGTTTTTACTTATACAAAGGTATAAATAATATTTCAATCCACCAAATTTATTTTAATTTTTTTTATTTTATGGTTATAAATACGTAAGTTGAAAAGCGACCATTTTCAAATCTTTTAACCGTTTCCCTGGCTATTTTTCCATCCTCAAGCAATTCTTTTATTGCTTTTTTATTATATGTTCCAGTAATAATTCTCATTTTACCGTTATTGGCTAATAGTTTTGAGACGATTTCTTCTTTTGTTTTCATATGTTTTTTGGTTTTAGTTATTATTATCAATTATTAAATAAACAGCATCACTTAATTCTGACATATTCTCAAATTCATTTTTAAGAATTCTTTCTTCAAACATTTTGATATCTTGTTGAGGTAAATCATCATTCTTACTTCTTACAAATTTAATCATTCTTATATGTAATTGTGTCATTTCTTTTGATTTTAAGATTATTTCTTTAACTTCTGGTGTATTATCCTTTTCAATAACTGATACATCTTCTAATTGAGAATTTAGACCCTTAACAAAGGTTTTTAATTCATATTTATTCCAATATTCTTTTATAGTTCTGATTGAAAATCCTTTACCATACTTTTCAGTTAATCTTATTGAAAGTTCTTTTTGAGTAATCTTTTTATCATTATTCCAAGATTTAATCTCATTATAAATCATTTGTAGAGTTTCTGCTGTACGTTTTTCACCTTGATTTTTATTTGAAATGCTAACTCTTTCTTTACCAGTAAAATCACTATCAATAGAAAAAACAGTATAAATCTTAGTATTATTCTTTAATATAATACCATTTTCATCTCTATATTTAAATATCTTTTGAGTAATTTTATCAATAGTTACTTGAGATAATGGATGATGTATAATACCTTTAGTGTTATTAATATTATCAATATAATAAGCTATTTGTTTTTGTGACCAATTTGGATTGAGGCCTAATACATTAAGACCTAATGCAAATAAAAACTTACCTCTTTTATTATTAGGTATGTTTCTTGGTATTCTTAATTTATTAATGTAAATTCCCTCTGGGAAAAATTGGTGATTTTCACCATTTGTTATAAATTTATAACCATTATTGGTTATCAATTTAAGTACTTCAACTTCTGTTTTCATAATCTTTTTATTCTCACTTTATGTTATTTTTCTCTTTTTAGCTTTAACTGGGGTGAGAACGAAGGGCTAATTACTTCCCTTCGAACCCAGTACATTTTTAAGTAGTTATGTTCTACTATTATAAATATATCAATTTTTACGAAAAGATAAATAAAAAGTTACATTTTAATAAAATATTTTTAAAAAGGTGCAATTCGCTGCATATAATACTATTAATAATTGAAAAGATTGCCGTAGGCTTGTTGAAGATGTTTTATACCTTACATTTCCATTTGATATTGCCGTAGGCCAATAAAAATAAAAAGATATAAAATAAATAAAAGATAAGATAATTGAAGGATAAAATAAAAAAGGTGCAATTCGATATTATTATATATATATTATTATGTAATGGAACTGCACCTTTTTATAATTCATTATTTTTAATTATTTTTAATTATTTTTAATTATTTTTAATTATTTTATATATGTAATCGAATTGCACCTTTTTAAAAATTTATCATATTTCAATCTAATTGAATATATAATACAAAATTAATAATTTATTTTCAATTATCTAAACTTTTATTGAATTATTTTTAAAATAATATAAAAACATCTCAACAGAGCGAAGCGATACTTTTCATTTCAAATAAATATTAATAGTATTATATGCAGCGAACTGCACCTTTTTTTAAAATTACCCAACCATAACCCAAAATAACCCAGGTATAACCTTAAGGTTAATTAAAATAATATTATTTAAACTTTTAAATAAAACGTTATATTTATTATTGAATATGTTAACATTTGAACAAATACTTTCTAATTGGAAAAGATATATAGAAATTCAAGCTAATAGCTATTTTAAACCAAATGATACCGTACAAGATTTAAAATTAGCTGGTACTGAAGGTCTTTGGGTTGCCTTCAATAAATGGGATAAATCTAAAAATTTTGGTCCATATGCAATATCCTATATAAAATCATATATGCTTAATTACTTACAACGTTTCGATGGTCAAATTTACATACCTAATACTCACTATTGGCAAACTAAAAATGAATATATAACCAGTAGTCTCAACCAATCAATAGATTTTGATGAAAATCTTGAATTACAGGATATATTACCTTCAGAACCTATATTACCCTCAATTGAGGATAAAGAGGCTGTAATAGCTCAAAATGAGCTTATAGAGGATTTATTATCTGAATTAAAACCAAAAGACCAATTAATAATAAAAATGTATTACGGAATAGGATATGATTTTTCAAAAAATGGAGAACAAATAGCAGAAACTCTTGGTTGTACCAGACAAAACATATCATCAAAACTAAAACTAATTCATAAAAAATTAAAAGAAAAATGCTCACAACAAAAGAAATAAATGAACTTTATGAAAAACTAAAATTATATTCAGTAAACTTTAGCTTTATGTATCTTTATTGTTCACCTCACGACAGGAATACAATCATAAATAATGTGATGGTGAACCTGGTACAGAAGATGAATGAGGGTAAAGTATCAAAAGTTTGGAAGGAATCTGAGGGTTATATCACAAGGTCACTCTCAAATGAGTTATATAAAACATTCAATAAACGTAACACAAAAAGAGCAAAATATACTGAAAATACATTCCTTGAAGATGTGAGCTATCTATCACCAATAACTTATCAACCAGAACTTGATAAGAAAAGAACTGTAAAAGATTTTTGTAAAACATTAACACCTAAAAGAAGAGCTTATTTTAGGTTTATTTTAAGAGGGTGGTCACAAATATATGCTGGTCAACAAATATTTGGATGGTCGAAAGAAAACAGTTGGAATCATTATGCTACATTAAAAAAAGATTTAAAAGAGTTTTTAACGAATACGCCGCCTAGAAAAAGATATGTCACTAAATTCAGTCAACTTTAATTGAATTAACTCACCAAACGCAATACTATTGGTTTTAAGCAACTCATTTGTTTTAAAGTCGGTTATCTCATTCTTCAATAGAAAAGTCGTCTCAAGGGCAAAAAAACCATTCCTAGTCTTCTCTAAATTCTCTGGGAAGTCTAGGTCAATAAAACTATATAATATATTTTTAGGTAGTACATCAAAACTTATTGATTTAATAAATACATTTAAATCTCGTTTTAATTTTGGTATAATCGATATATCAGTTAATGATAACCAACCAGAAACTACTATATAGAAGCTCTTAGTCTTCTTAAAATCGACAGTACCAAGTGTAATCGTCATATTACTTAGTTCAAATCTATCTTGGGTACATACTTTATCATTTGGCATATTTGGTATATTTTAACAAATATACCATTATTTTTTGATAAAAGCAAATTTATTTTCACTACTACCAGGTTTTTTCAAAACCTCTACATATTTATAATAAACAACTAACAAAAAATACTATTTATTGTATATAAGAATAACATATAACAATAGTATATTTCACAAAAAAGGAATGATAAAAATTAACACATTAAAACCTGAACAAATAAGTTTTGTTTTTTGCTCTCTTAGAGAACGTATTGCATTCGCAGAATTGCTTAATCACCAAAATTATAGATTACATTATGAATCTGACCCAGAGGGTTATGAAAGTTGGGACGTAATCTATTCAGATGATTTTTCAAGAAATATTACAGAAATTAAAGTTAGAAAATATTTTTTAAAACAATTTGAAACTGATGGATTTATATTCGAAAAACATAAATATGACCAATTAAGAGAATTTAATGAGTCTGAAATTAGTAAAGAAACTAGACTTTTATCTCAAATACCAAATAAACTTAAATACATTAATTTTTTGTATGATTGTGTATTAATTTGGGATGTATCTTGTTTAGCTTCAAAAAACCCAATTATAAAGGATTTAATAGAGACAACTATAAATTCAAACGGTAATACCAAACCAAAAGATACATACCTCCTAGACCCTAAGGATGCCATTAAAATCGATTTTAAATTAGATTATGATTGTTTACATAATAACGCAATACTTTTATTCAAAATGCTTTTTCCAAATAACATAAAAGATATAGAAAATATTAAACTAGACTATGAAAACTAAAACTAAAACCGACAAAGAAATGCTTGATGCAATTCTAAAACAAATCCAAAAATTGGATAAAACAATTAATCAAATAAAGTTTACAATAAACGAACACTCACAGATATTTTCTTCAAATATCTCAAATGAAACAGGAATCAAAGTATAAAGAATCAACTCAACTATCAATCGGAATGCTAAAGGATATAAAACACTTACATAAATTTGTAAATTATTGCGAACATCTTCAAGAAGAAGATGATGATGAAAATACACTATGGCTTCAACAAATAGTTAGCCTCAAGGCAACTAGAGACGAATTATTAGATGATGCCGTCCAAACTCTTGAAGTATATTATAAATGGCTTCAAGTGGCCCAAAAAAACGAATTATACGCATCCTGTGGCCTAATATGGGATTGTATCCAAATTGAAACAAGACATTATATTCAATTGGGTAAAGCCCTTAAATATAACATTAATAAAGACCTACAAGAAATTAATGAAGAATATAAAAAACAATACTTGTATGTGTTGTAAACCAACATCCAAAATGGATATAATTAGACAATTGGCTAGTAATGAACAACTTTTATATGAACTTAAAAACATTCACCAAGCTGAATACACAGATGACGTAATTCAAGATATTTGGCTCAGATTTATTGAGTGTGAAGATGAAGATAAACTTATTAAATTATGTGAACAAAACCAAATGAAATTCTACCTAATCAGAATTCTTATCAACCAAACCAGAAGTAATAACTCAAAAACCAATAGGACATATAAAATAAAAACAGAAATCAATCCTCTCACATTAATCAATATGACAGAAGAAACAAATAATATTGATAATGAATTGGTGCAAGATATTATTACATCAGAATTAAATAAATTAACATTTTACGATAGAAGAATTTTTGAACTTGTGGCAAATTCATCTAAGACATTCAAAGAACTTGAACAAGAAATTAAAATTAAGAATTATAATATATTCTACACTTTTAATAAAGTTAGACTACAATTACGTAAAGCTCTAAAAAAATACGATTTAAATGAATAATGACTTTAAGTACATCAAACAACTATTAAAACAAGGTCTTGTCTATAAAAATGATAGAAAAAAGATATTTAAGCTATATAATAAGTATTTTAAACAATACCCACAAGGTAAAATAACTTGTGGAGGTTGTATAAAAGATACTCTTGAACAATTAAATAAATACCTAATACTAATAAACTTTATAAATAACTAATATGTCAAAATCAAATCTGAGAGCTGTTGTGGTAGAAAATGTGGGTGGTATGTATCTACCACTTGCCGTTGAATTATCTAAATACTTTAGCAAAATGTATTACCATACAGCCTACCAATCACCATTCCCCTATATGGCACCAGACCAAGTTGGTACTGGTTATGTTCAAATTGAAGTAATACGTAACTTCTGGGATAAACTTGACCAATTTGATGTGGTAATTTTCCCAGATATCTACTTTGAAGATTGGGGAGTAGCACTTAAAAAACTTGGTAAACTAGTTTGGGGTGGTGGACCTAGTGAAGATATTGAGACAAATAGAAACCTATTCTACGGCATACTTGAACGCCTTTATATGCCAAATGGTGAATACCAAACAATAACTGGAATACAAAAACTTAAACAATATCTTAAAAATAAGAAAAATGTATTCGTAAAGGTATCTTACTTTAGAGGTCAATTTGAAACATTCAATTGGATAAATCAACAACATAATGGAGTACAACTAGATGAAATTGAATATAATCTAGGACCTCTAGGTGATACAGTAGAATTTATAGTTCAATCACCAATTAAATCAGATGCTGAAGTAGGTTATGATGGATACGCAGTTAATGGCAAATTACCAACAAAATTTATTCAAGGAATTGAAATAAAGAACGCTGGTTATCTTGGTAAGGCTGACTCATATTCAACAGCCCCTGAACCAATAACTCAAATAAATGATAAATTTGAACCAGCTCTTGTTGCCTACAAACACACAGGATTTTATTCGAGTGAAGTTAGATATGACTCTAAATCAAAACAATCCTACTATATTGACCCCTGTATGAGAGCTGGAAGCCCTCCTAGTAATACTTACCTAAGTATGATTGATAATTGGGACCAAATTATTGTTGAAGGTGCTAAGGGTAACCTAATTGAACCTCATTTTAAGGCTAAATACGGTTGTGAAATAATACTCAAGTCTAGCTATGTAAACCATAACTTTCTACCAATTAGCTTTCCATCAGAATATAAAGATAATATCAAATTAAAGGGTTCTTTCATTAAAGAAGGAATATATAATATAATACCATTCCAAAAGGTAGTAGGATATGAATTAGAAGAAATAGGTAGCGTAGTAGTAATAGGTAACGATTATAACCAAATACTAAAAGAAGCTCTCAATATAGCTAGTAAAGTAGAAGCATATGACTTGAGATACGAAGAAACTGCACTTGAAAAAGCCCTTGAACAAATGAATAACCTTGAAGATAAACTAAAATTTAAATTCTAAATATATGAAAGAAGAATTAACAGTAGTAATTAAATACTTTACTTGCGAACAATGTGATGAAATGATTGAACTTTGCACTTGTGATGATGATGAAAAATAACATATATTAAATATAAACTCATATGAAACTAAATCAATTAACTAATAAATGTGGATGTAAAGGAAAACCAACTCCTCAACCAACACCTCCACCTGTTGTAATACCAACTCCTAGCAAATGATAAACTTCGATAAACAAATATGGGGTATAGACTTTGATGGTACCCTAGATAAACCAATATGGCAATTTACAACTTGGTACCTAAAAGAACAAGGTAAAACAATATATGTAATCACTAATAATAGCGATAAACAATATATTTACCATACTACAGATAGACTTCAAATACCAAGAGAAAATGTAATATTTACTGAACATCAACCAAAATCAGTACCAATAAAGTTACATAATATTGAAGTATTTATTGATAATACTCAAGAAGTTCTAGATGAAATTAATAAAAATGCTCCTAATACACAAACTATATTAGCTTAATTATGGCAAAAAAAGTTGATGCTTATATACAAAGAAAATTAGAGGAAAAGGAAAACCCTAAGCCTAAACCTAAAAATAATTCAGAGAAAAAACACCTAAAAACAAAATGGGATGAAGCTCTGAATGAAAAACAATTAGCATTTATAAGACATATAGTGATGGATAATATGTCACCACAACACGCTTATTTGGCTGTTTATAAGGGTGTTAGTAGGCCAGTAGCTAGCACTAACGCCTACCGACTTTTGAAGAAGCCAGCAGTAAAGACTGCTTTAACTGAACTATCTGAACAAAGGAAAGCTTTAAGTAACATCCCTAAGTCGTTCATTTTGGACAAGTTAAAGGAAATATTATCTAAGGCTGAAGAGGAAGGAAACTTCAAATATCAGATAGAAGCTCTTGATATGGTTAATAAGATGATGGGTCATTATGAGACAACAAAGACGAATATAAATGTCAACTTGACAGAACAGCCAATAAGTTTTGGCGGTTATAATCCTGATGAGTTTATCGAATTAGAATCATCAGATACACCTCTTATAACTGACTCTGAAGAGTCTAATGAATATGAGGTTGAGGGCTATGATGATAGAACCGATAACATAGATGAGTTACCTATTGAGCCAGATAGTAATGATATATAATGGCCCGAAGGGCCAATATCAATCATATATATTGGCTCTTATTAACCGCCTATTATATATGGCTGATATCCCCTCTACCACGTATATCTCTCTTATCTTTGGCTGGCTATTAATTGAGATGTTTGTTTAAACAAATATTGTAGATAGTCTACTAAGTTGATAGGTTAGGTGGTTAGATAGTTGATTAGATAGTCTACTAAGTTGGTAGGGTAAGTGATTAGATAGTCTACTAAGTTGATAGGTTAGGTGATTGAGACATTTGTTTAAACAAAAGTTGGTTAGGTTGGTGAATTACGTAAATGTTAATATTTTGAAGGACGCAATCTCAATTACACTATAACAAGAAAAAA